TGATTTGAGTCAACAGTCAGTGCATTATGTATTTCACTCCAGTATTCAGGACTCGTTACTGCCAGTGTATATCTCTTCACTAGGAAACCTCACGTTTGATACGATATGTCGTACTACCAGATACTCCGGTCTTAGGTGTTGCTCTTAGTAACATGTTGCTTCCTGAAATTGTTACATCAAAAGTAGCAAGTTGTGTTGAACTAAACATGATTGCAAATTCAGTTGAGTCAATTGATGTTCCGTCTCTCATTGCAAAGACTTTTTGTGATTGATAATTAGATCCATTCTTGATAAAGACTGAATACTCAATCATAATATCATCTGCATTATATGCGTAGGTATTAATTGTTGATGGTGAACCTGCACTCGCTGTGAAACTTCCTGTTATGTTTGTCGTGATACCTGTGGCACCACCTCCTCCACCACCAGCGATTGTGATGGTCTTTGTTGCACCAGTTCCAGATGCAACCACACCAGATCCTACAAAGTTAAGTGTAGTTCCTGCAGTTGATAGTGCAGATCCTTCATCCTGAACTGTAACACCAGCAGCAATTCCAGTTAGTGATGAACCATCACCAGTAAATTTAGTTGCTGTTAGGTTTCCTGTGCTTGGATTATAAGTTAGTCCTGTATCAGTTTCTGCTCCTTGTGTTCCTGTCGCACCATCAACAAAAACTGGATAAACAGTTTCGTTTGTGGTATTGTTTGCTGTAACAGTAAAATTCGTTGCTTCAGTTGCGGTTGCAGCGTTACCTGTACAAGAACCAGATGAACCCGATGCATTACCTGTTACGTTACCAGTGAGATTAGCAGTTACAGTACCAGTAGATAAAACATTAGTGCTTGGATTAAATGTTAATCCATCATCCACACCTAAAGTTTTACCATTTCCAGCAGCATCAGTAAAAACTGGCAAATAGTCAGCATTAGTAGAAATAGTACTAACATCACAAGCATCTGCTACGTCAGCATTTGTGGCTGTTGCAGCATTACCTGTACAAGAACCAGATGAACCTGATGCATTACCAGTTACATTACCAGTTAAAGATCCAGTAAATGTAGTTGCTGTAAGATTTCCATCTGATGGATTATATGTAAATCCACTATCAGTTTCACCACCCTGATTACCAGTAGTACCATCTACAAATACTGGATATACCGTTTCATCCGTTGAGTTATTTGCACTACAAGTAAAGTTAGTTGCGTTAGTTGCTGTTCCAGTAGTATCTTGATTACCAGCAGCATTTACACCTGGAAGATCAATATTAGCAGAACCATTAAATGATACCCCACCAATATTTCTAGCAGATTCTAATACAGTAGCAGTAGCAGCATTACCTGTAGTATCTTGGTTTAATGTTCCTACAGTAAAATCTAATGTATTATCACCATCTTGATATGTAACAGTGATACCTGATTCAGTATTACTGCTGACCATACCACCAACAGTATCTGCAATAGTTTCAGCAAGAGATGTTCCTGCAACCGTGAAACTTGTTGCCGTTATAATACCGCAAGTAATATTACCGTTAGAGTATATGGTAGCAGCAGTTCCAACATGAACACCACCTGTTGCAGTTGTGACTCCAGTTATATTGACATTACTCAAGAATGTTGCTGGAGTTCCTGTTTGAATATTATCTGTAGATGCAACACCAGTTAAACCAGTTCCATCTCCAGTAAATGATACAGCAGTTACTATACCAGAGAAGGTTGCATTACCATTAGCCTTAATAGTTGCAGCACTTCCTACCTCAACACCACCTGCTGCAGTAACAATACCAGTATAGTTTGCTTGACCACTAGAGTCTGCTACCTTACTTCCACCAACTAAAATTGTGCTTGATGCAGCATCTAAAGTTATACCAGTACCAACAGAAACCTTATTATTAGCAGCATCTAAAGTAATACTACCAGTACCAATTGTTAGAATACCAGTTACACGACCATCCCCCTCAACAATTAAAGAAGTAACAGCTGATCCTGCTCTTACATGTAAACCACCCAAACAAGATGTTAATCCAACAAATGTAGATACACCAGCAGTTACATGTAAACCTTCATTACCCGTCTGCTGTATTCCTTTGGTTGCAGTAACAATACCAGTAGAATAGATATCAGTTACAACATCATAATTAAGTTGAGCAGCAGTAACAATACCACTAAAGTATCCATTAGTTGCAGTAATAACACCGACACTCATTCCAATGCCAGATACATTACCCTTCTCTAATACTTCATCTAATGTAGTAGATCCTGATAGTGCAGTACTTGCAATACCAACCCATCCATCTCCATTATAGATTAATAACTTATTAGTTCCTGAACTCTCATCAAAAGATACATCATCAAGGTCTTTAATAAACCCTGCACCACCGCCACC